GGGGGCTCTATCCTGGGGGGAAGGCCCCCCAGCCCCCCCGCGATCTGGGAAGACAGGCTTGGGCGTGGGAAGGACATCGTGTGGGTCCTTACCAGCGGCCATGCGCTCCAGAAGCGCCGCTACGTCTTCGGGCTCGAAGACGGTTTCGTGAGGCGACATCGGGTGCATCTCGTCGGGGATGTCGAAGTCTTGCGACTCCTCGAACGTCTCGTAACCCGCGTCGTTGAGCTGCTGCTTGATCATCTGGTTACGCACCATTTGCTGGATCAGGTCAGCAGTAGAGAGAGGGCCTTGCAGGCCCGAAGGGACGGCCATGGGCCGACCGTCGACGATTTCACGCCCGAACTCGTCGTAGCGTGTGAGGACGGCCTTCACGACCTTGACCGCTTCTTGAAGAACACCTTTTACGATTTTCATGACCAGCTCCTAGAAGATGAACGCTTGCGACGTTGACGCGACCAGGCGGCGCGCCTGGATCGAGTGCATCGCATAAGACCATAACGTGTGCTTCGAGGGAACGGGGAATTGCCGTTCCGGAGGCACACATTCCACGAAGGTCGCGTTAAGCGCCGGATCCGCCGCGAAGTCGCGGGCCATATGCCAGAAGTTTAGATCCGTGGTCCGGAACTCCCCGGCGATCGTGGAAGGATGCTCGCGATATTCTGCGTAGCGATCGGCGTAGCCGAATGTGGCCTCGGGAGCCGCGCTGGCAGCGTAAACCTCTTTCTTTTTGATGGCCTGTTGGCCGATGTGTTGCAGCTCGAATTGCCAGAAGTCTTCCTTGACCCGGCGATTCCAGTGCCGGTGCAGGCCGTTGACGTAAATCGACTTCGGCCGCACGGAGTAGAACGTGAAAACGAAGCCGTGTTCTTGGAAGTAGCGTTCGTATTTGTTGGAACGCGTAGTGGCAATACCGTGTCCCTTCATCGTCCCGACAGGATCGGCACCGTTAGCCGCGGTAGTCAGCACCTCGGACCATTGGAACGGGGCATTGCCGTAGGCGAGTAGCTCGGGGCGGTCGAGCCGCGCGTCCAGGGCGTTGACGCCGAGATAGCCGAGATAGTCGACGTAGCGAGAACCGAACTGAGCACGGGCTTCCTGCATCCGTTGAGCGGCGAACGCAGTACGCAGTTGAGAAATCGTAACCGCTGAGACGCCGGTAAGATTCGCATACACTTCCGGCTTAGCCGTAGCACCGGCACTCGCGTCGAGCCGGAGTTGAACACCAGGCGCCACGTTGTCGAAAACGTTGCCATCCACGACCTTTGTACCAATCGGCATATCCGCGAGCGAACCCGTCTGCCGACCGGCAACGGTTGTAGCGGTGGTAGTAATAGTACCGCCCACGCCTATACCCTCAACCGGAGCCTGCCCGGCTAAAGGGATAGTAATAGCCGGCCCTTTGGCTTCCCACGGTCGCGCCATGGTGAAGTAGTCCTTAGCCCAGCAAATCTTCTGCAAGGTCATGTTCGTGGTGATATCCGCGCCAGACGCCTTGCTAAGCACGAGCTTCGCTTGCAGGTCCTGGTCGCGGAAAAATTCATTCCAGATGAGCGCATACCCACGAAACGGCAGCGCCGACACGACGATGTTATTAACGCCAGTCGGAACGCCGAGATAATCAGCAAGCGAACCAACGGCAGCACCGCTGCCACCGCCAATAGTGATCGTCGGAAAAACGCTTGCATTCATGCCATCCGGACCGCCTGTGATGAAGTCTTCGAACTCCGTCCAGACCAGGCGATGAGGGACGAAGAAGTGATGAATGCGCACGTCAGTTTTGTGCATGACGGGCGCGAGCTGGGGTTGAGCCCGAGAGAGCACCGATGTTTTGTGCCGGATACTGTCCCCGGGAAGCACTTCCATAAGCCCGCATGGGATCAGCTCACCCATGGAACCCGAGAATAGTTTCTGGTTCGAGAGCGAGAACTTGGACCGCTTTTTTCCTTGATATTGCATTATAAGACCTTCCTTTGTTTGTAGAACTCTTCACGAAGTTCCATTTGGATCACCTCGGGGCGGTAGAACTCGGCGACCGTCGCCGATAAACGTAGACCCTGAGGTAGCGGAGATTTTTGCGCAATTTCCAACAGAGGGCGCATTTCCTCTTTCCGTTTCGCTTGGACAGTTTCGGGAGCCTCCTTTTTTCTGCCAATCCGCAAGCGTAATTGCTGGCGGAGGTAACGACCTAACGGGAGCTGCTTCGTCCCGTGAGAGAGCGAGACCGGGACATCCTCGTCATCGAAATCAGCAGCGAGCAGCTGGCTCGCTAGTTCATCGGATGCGAAACACCCAATCCCAGGCCTTCGCGACATACGGCAAAATTCAGGGTCGCGACCCTGTAGCCGTATGTCGTCCTTGCCTGTCATTTTTTTGACTACGTATCCCGCGATGTATTGCGCGGAGTCCTGAGTAAGGGAGCCAAGATAAACATTGCCCATACCCCAACAAGAGCGCACCAGATCACAAGGAGCGCAGCAATCAGGGTAGAGGCGACCATAGCGACTTCCTCCCCACCGACAACTCGACAGTCCAAAAAGCGCTAGATGGTAGTGTGGGCGTTCCGTTTGATCCCCATACTCGCCCACCGCGAAGAACCTCAACTTGGACGGTTTCACCCGGTCGCGAAGTCGCTTTAAGAAGCTGCTCACATGCTCTGCCGAGAGAGACGGCAAATTGCTGCTCGGCTTCATCGGTAAGTGTTCGTCCGCGTAGGTCAATGTCACAAATGACGCGTCCGAGGAAACAGCTCTCTCGAGCATTATCCGGTGAGTCCATACCCTTCTCCTGTTGATACGGCAGGTCAGGCACTGCCCGCAGGGCACCACCTGACCACCAGTTAGCACGGTCGGTTTCGCGCACTTCATAGGCGCTGACCAATTTTTTGATAGTGCGTCACCTTCCGCTGGTTGCGGAATTTACGACGCTTTTTCTTGCGATATTTCATTGTATCACCTCCTTCCTAGTTGAGCTTGAGAATGACGCGATTTGACCGCACGCGCCGCGGCGTCGAGGGCTGGTATTCCTGCTTGATAGGATTCCAGACCCAATGCGAGGACCCCTTGGGCAGAGCTGATTTTGGGGGCGGATTGTACTGAGACGGCCCGAGGAACGTCGGCAAGATTCGGTTACGGATGTTCCAGCCGAGAGTTGCCGCCCAATCTTCTTCCGTCCGGTCTTTGGCGTCCTTGGATTGCACCGGCGCGAGGCCGGTAGGTGTCCTCAGCCATCCAGCTTCAGCAACGGCTCCCGCTTCCTGGCCCGGCGCCACCGAGGAGGATGACATACGGAGCAGCGGAGAGGTCCTAACGAGATCGGAACCAGCGAACGAGCCTCGCAGCTTAGGCACTGCAAGACCACTATCCGGTTGCCCCTCCACAAGATACGGATTTGCCGCACCGGAGGGGATGCCGGGAGACTGCGTGGCGTTGAGCTTCGCAATTTGCGAGGCGAGGAGTTCATTTTCGAGACCCATCTTCTGCAGCGTGAGCTGGCGGACCGAGGTTTGGAACGCGTCGATTTTTTCCTCGGGAGGTCGAGTAGCGTCTATAGCCCGGCTTATATCTTGAGAAGCGGCTGAGAAATCAGAACCGCCGCCCGGATCATAAGACGGCTGATACGACATCGTAGGAGCGCCAAGCGCATAGAGCGGATGGATACCGGCTTTCTTAGCGTCTTCGACTTTCCACTGAATGCCGTTCATTGCGAACTGCCTCTGCAGTCGCGCCTGCTTGTCCGACGCAGACTCGCCGCCGAACAGCGATAGACCTAAATCAACCAGTTTTCCCAGCCCGCTGCCTTGCGACGCGGCTGCGGATAACACCTCAAGCATTAGCATCTCTCCTTAGATCGTTGAGTGAACCGGCGTTTAGCTTTCGCGCCCTTGCCGGTTTTGTTGAGCGCGAAGATCACCTCACGCCGCGTTTTGCGTGATGCGCAAGGCGACGATTCGGGGATATACTGCGGCGATCGCCAGCTCGCGATCGCGGGGTTAGAGCGGCTCCAGCTCTGCGCCTTGACCGGCGCTTTCGTTATCAAGGGAGCCTTTTTCACCACGCGGAGAACCACCGGAGTCCGAGGC